TAGTTGATATCTCACAACTAAATCTATCTTTATGTCTTTTTAATTCATCTCCTTTTTTATACACTCTTGCATAAGAATATGATGGATATAATTTTAATTTAGTTTCTTTTTCCATAATAGGTTGAACTTTTAACATTAAAGTTTCCATCGCTATATCAGCATAACAAGAATAAGTAGAAGGAACTTGAGCATCTGCATAGGTTCCAAGCATAGTTTCAAAAGGCGACACATATCTATGTTTGAGACAGGTATCATACACTTGTTTTTTTATTAAAAAATAATTTGCAAGAAAATTTGCAAAATCTTTATTAATTGTATTTTTAATAACTATATATTTATGTTTCTTGAATGACATTGTTTACCATATTTATTGGAACTGCTTGAAGATTAAAATGTATAAACCTAAAAGGTTCTTCACCATGATCTACAACAAACTCATGTTCAAGATATCCTGGAAAAATAATTAATGTTCCTGGTTCAGGTTTAAAGTGAACTAACTCTGCAGCAGGATTAATCACATTAGTTTCTTTAACATGCAACTTAGTTGCTCTAGCTCCAGTACGTGGTTCGTGAAACACAGGGTAAGAAGTTTTATCACTACATTTTAAAAAGTAAAAACCCGATACGTGTTGATTCCAATGTATGTGTGCAGAATGATGACCACCACCTTTTTTAGCAAACTCTTGTACCCACATTTCTGTAAACATTAAAGAATATCTTTTCATATCAAAGCCTTGCCAATCTAAAAATTCCCAACATTTTTCTCCTACGTATTTTCTAAAATCTAAAAAATCATTATCTAAAATAACTGTAGTTGAATGGAAGCTTCTTCCAAAATGTCCCCATTTTTTTATATACTCTTTTGCTTCAGGGGTTTTTTGTGCATCTTTAATATATTTATTAGATGCTTTATTTAACGATTTTATAAATTCTGGTTTTTGTTCTGCCCATATAGGGGTTTTAAAATATTCACTTATCTGCATATTATTTAAATGGGTATCCTAAATTCCACATCACTAAAGAATACCTTACTCCTTTCCTTACTGGTTTTACTCTATGCCACACAAATGAAGGGAACACAATAATAGAACCCTTTGGTAAAATTTGTTTAGCTTGAATAAGATGTTTAGCTTCATCTCGTTTAAACGGGTCATAATCTCTAAAATCAAATTCTAACTCACCCCCCTCATATTCTGAACCATCAGTTAATTGACAAGTCATTGATAATTTTCTAATTTTGCCGTGATCAGGTGTGTTTGGTTTATTAAAAGGTTTATTAAAAGAATCTTGATGCCAATCATAATATTGATTTAATTTATATTTTGTAAACTGCAAATGTTCTGATGCGTCCCATTGAAAATTCCAACCTGCATTTTTATTGGCCTCATGAATATATGGATGTAATTCTTTATATATCCACGGTTCCTTTAACCATACAACGTTCGAATCTCTTTTATATTTAATATCTTTGATTTGTTTGTCTGATAACTTTTCATCTTTAACACCACCTGTTCTTCCTAGATGATCTTTTTTTAATAAAGAATATTTAATTATTTCATCACATAGTCTTGGTGGCACAGCAGATTTAAAATGCCAAAAATGATTATTTAATTTCATAAGTTATTGTTTGAATAAAATTTAAATTATTTTTTTGATTATTTATAATATTGTAAGAACAAGTTGATGGAAACATTACAAATAAATTTTGTTTTAAATCTATTTCTTCACATAAATTTTTTATTCTATTATTGTCGTAATAAATTTTAACTAAACAATCTACTGTGTTTACTCCATACAACAAAGTAAGGTCAGGGGAATTTGTTAAATCCATTGGATTTACGCTTATAGGTGGACTATCATTTTCGTTAGGAATATATATACTTCCATACATTTTTCTATTTGATAAAACTAGATTGTATTTAAGTCTCATGTATTCAATTACATAAGAGTTTAATTTATCAAATTCTTTAGTGAACGTGTAGTCTTGTTTGGTGTACAAAGATTCTATAATAGATTTACTAATACTTAGAGAATCAATGTTAAATTTTTTCGGCATTGAAACGTCTCCATAATAAATAGCTGTTTCTGATAGTATTTTCTTTCTCATACCTAATTAGGTATATATTAAGCTAAAGTGTTTGTCAAAACATAACCAGCTGTATTATCAGCTTGATATGCTGCCTCATCCCAATTGTATATCCATGCGTGAGTACCGGCATCGTTTTGAGATTTTTGTTCCTCTGTTAGTTCTGTAGGTTCTCCAATCGGAGATATCCAATCTGCTGTAGTTAAATTTTTAATCCAAGAAGGATAAGGTTTTTGACACCAAAAAATTTGATTTTCCACGTCCCACGTATGACCTATACCTGCGTAGTTGCCTCTAAAAGGTGTGCCACCTAATTTATGTGTATTTTTTACAGTGTTGTAAGAAGTTTGAATCCACAAATGTGAAGGCCAGTTATTATGCTGTTGTAAGTAAGCTTGTCCAATTGCCTCATCTTCAACACCATCAGCATTTAACATATCTTTATTACCTAAAGTTAATACGTTTAAGACTTCGTTCTCTTCAGAAATTTTTGCAAAATTAGCCATATTATAAAATCCTGTACCTTATCATTACGACTCCTGAACCACCTGTTGCTGCGCAGCCTCCGCCTCCGCCGCCAGTGTTTACTTGAGCTGGACCTGTTGAGCATGGATACACACCACGTCTTCCTCCACCTCCAGGGCCCGTGCAATAGGCTCTAATTCCAGAACCGCCTCCGGCAAAAACTCTTGTAGCGCCAGGTGTTGCATCGTCTCCGTAAGCTGCACAAGTAGTAATTTGAGTTCCGGCACCTGTTCCGCCTACGCCTCCTTGTTCTCCAGGAGCTGTGGCACCACCGCCACCGCCGCCACCAATTTCATTTTGTTGACTTGGAGGGGTTACACTTCCAGGGGAATTTCCATAGGCACCACCAGCTGATCCTTGTGGTGGACTTGTTGGTGGACTATTTCCACTTCCCGAGCCAGTTGATTGGCCGCCTCCGCCTCCAGATGCTCCGGATGCTCCTGATCGACCATTTCTTCCCCCGCCATTTCCTCCACCTGCAGAAGTTGCAGAAAAAATTGTAGAGTCACCACCTGGTGTTGAACAGTTTCCACCTGTAGGATTTGGAGCGGGAGCCGCTCCGCCTGAGCCTACTGTAACTGGATAAGAAGAAACGGCTAAAGTTGTAGCAGATACACTTCCAGCCTTTGGTGAAGCTGTATAGCTTCCTGTTGCGGTTCCAGGAGTTTCTCTGAAACCTCCAGCTCCTCCGCCTCCTCCATAAAATGATCCTGAAGCTCCTCCGCCACCAACAATCATATAATCTGCTTTGTTGGTAGGATCACTTGCAGGAACACAATCGGAAAGTTTACTTACTTCAAAAGTACCCGGACCTGTAAATACATGAATTCTGTAACTACCTTCTTCAACAATGTCTCCGCCAGTAGCATTAACATAAGCTGGTTCTCCAGCTCCTGCTGTCTGACCAAAACCTCTTGCTGATCCTGCTCCGAAACTTCCTAGTATTGGCATAATCTTTCTCCTCCTAATTTATTACGCAAACTGTGTTTGAGAAGCTAACACTGTAAATGTAGCGTCTCCAGTTTTAATAACAGTATATGAATAAACATCTAATGAACTCGCGTTACCAGACGTTGGTGCTGAACCACCTTGATATTCAGGTGTTACTGATGAACCATCGATTTGCACTGCACTATTGTAATATGGAGTTCCACCTTGTTTAACAATGTGTGCAATAGTTATTGACTCACCTGCATCCATAATAGTATTTAAAGAATTTGATCCATCGCCTCTAATATTTAATGTCCAGTTAGCGCCCGCATCTGTTGTAAAGTTCCATACTGCTTGAGTAAGAACATCATAATTAACTGTTCCTGTAGCAGCTGTTGCTTCAGTTGTAACTTTTTCTGCAACACTTTGAATTTTCCCTTGGCCATTGAAAGTCGCTCTTCCATAACCTTTTGGTGTAATGTTTAAATCGATATTAGCATCTCCACCGGTTGCAGATATTGCAGGTGCATTACCTGTAGCTGCATTGGCTATTGTAAATTCATTAACAGCTGAGCCGGTTGTGGTAAATGAAATTTGTTCATTAGAGTTTTCATCTATAATACCATGGGCTGTGTCAATAATAATATTTTGACTATTTGTATCTAGATCTGCTGAAAGTTGTGGTGAAAAATCAGATGATAATTCTGTAAATGCTGTGTCAACAACATTTGTTCCATCTGAGTAAACCATTTTTGTGCCTTTATCAGCTGCTGCCCAAGTTACTCCAGTTCCTGAAGAAGTTTTAAAGGTTACTGTGTGAGCACCTGTAGTTCCATTATCAACTACGAAAGTTTTTTCAATTGAATCAGGAATAGTTACGTTAACTGCTCCTCCAATTGTTCCAGTTAATTTTAATACGGCATTTTTACCATTTGATAAAGCACCATTTGAAAAAGTTAAAGTTGCGCCTGATGTAATACCTACTGCATCATAACCACCGATTGCTTGTTCAAGGATTAATAAGTTTGTGTTTGTAATTTGTCCCCAAGTTCCTGAGTTTTCTCCAGTAGCTTGAACTGTAAGTTTTAAACTT